ATATAGATTCAACTACTTTAGATATAGATGCAAGTGGTGCAATTACTATAGCTGGTACTTCTACTGTTTCTATTGATGGTGCAGGAGCTACAAATCTTACAACATCAGCTGGAAATATTACAGTAGATTCAGCAGCAGGTAATTTAATATTAGATGGACACACTGGAGTAGATATAGACGCATCAAATAGTGGTAAAGTTGCTATTGATGGTGCAGGTGGAATTGATATTGGTGTTGCATCAGATGTTGCAATAGATATAGATTCTTCTACTTTGGATATAGATGCTAGTGGTGCAATTACAATAAATGGTGAAAGCTCAACTCATATATCATCATCAGGCGCACTTACTTTAGATTCACAAACACAAATTAACATTGGTACTACAACAGATAAACCAATTGATATAGATGCTACTACTTTAGATATAGATGCATCAGACGATATTACAATAGATACTACGGATACGACAGGTGGTATCTCTATAGGTACTGTAACCTCAGGTGTTCCAGTTAAAATAGGACACACAACTTCAGAAACAACAATAAACGATAACCTTACTGTAACTGGAAACTTTACAGTTAATGGGACAACAACATATGTTTCCTCATCAAATGTAACAATTGGTGATAGAATTATAGAATTAAATTATTTAGGTACTAGTGGTGATGCTGGGATGTATGTAGGAGATGTAGATGGGACAGGAACTTCAGGTTCTTTATTATGGGATGCTAGTGCTGATTATTGGGTAGCTGGTCAAAAAGGACTTGAACATAAAATATTAAGACAAAATGGAGGTGCAGTAATAAGTGGTAGTGGAGTAGATAATCGAGTAGCACTATTCTCTGGTACACATGGAGTTGATTCATCGGCAAATTTAACTTTCGTTAGTGATGTATTAAATGTTGGTGGAAGTGGTTCATTCTCAGGTTATGTGGATGTTGCTAATGATATAAGTGCAAGTGGTAATATAACATCTACAAGATTCCAAATAGATGGAACATCTCATTATATAGATAAAGATTTTAGTAATTCATTGTTCCTTGTATCACCAGCAGATGTGAAAGTTTCAGTTGCAAGTGGTGGAAAGTTAACAGTAGATGCTAATTTCTATGCAGACGGAGATATAACTGCTAGTGGTGACATTAGTAGTTCTGATTTTGCTTCATTTGGAAATTTATATTCAAATTCACACATAACCGCAAGTGGACATATAAGTGCAAGTGGTAATATAACTGCAACATCAGGTTCATTTGGTAGAGTTGTTGGTTCAATCGGAGCAACAAATGGTGTTGTATCAGGTTCATCTCAAGTAGACCACGACGCAACTACAAACTTTGTAGCAAACGAACATATTAATCATACAAGTGTAACATTAACGGCAGGAGATGGTTTAACGGGTGGTGGTGATATATCATCAAATAGAACTTTTGCAGTAAACCCAGATGATACAACAATTGAAATTAATTCAGATGCATTAAGAATAAAAGATTTAGGAGTTACAGCAGCTAAAATAGCAAATGGGGCTGTTACAAATACACAAGTAAATGATGCAGCTCAAATTGCACATACTAAATTAAATTTATCAGGTTCTAACTTAATTAGTGGTTCTTCTCAAATATTACTTGGGTCAACAATACTTAGTGGTTCGGGTGGTACTTGGAATGCAACTGCAGCTATGGTAACTGGTTCTTTATTTGGAGAAAAATGGACTACTGGTGATGGAACAGATTCAACATCTAAAACTACTGGAACATTAATTGTTAGTGGTGGTTTAGGTATTTTAAATACAATAAGTGCTGGTGGTGATGTAATTGCATACGCATCATCAGATGAGAGATTAAAAGATAATATTCAACCAATTGAGACACCATTAGAAAAAATTTCTAAGATAAGTGGTAATACTTTTGATTGGAATGAAGAAAAACAGAATACTTATAAAGGTAGAGATTACGGAGTAATCGCACAAGAAATTAAGGCAGTGATGCCTGAACTCGTAGATACGAGAGATAATGGTTACTTAGCAGTAAAATATGACAAAATTGTTCCTTTACTGATTGAAGCAATTAAAGAATTGAAACAAGAAATTGAGGAACTAAAATCTAAATAGAATTTTAGTTAGATGGCACAAACAATATTATTAAGGCGTTCTTCCACACAAGGAAAAGTCCCAAGCACTTCCAATCTATCGCTTGGTGAATTAGCAATAAATACATACGATGGTAGAATATTCTTCGAAAAGAATGATGGTTCTGCTGCTATAGTGCACATTGTAACTACGGATTCTGTTAGTACAGGTTCAATTGAATTAACCCAAACAGGTTCATTCGGTCAAATTGAATTAGATGATAGCAAATATATAAAGATAGGTACAGGAGATGATTTTACCATTCATCACGATGGCACCGATACTAAGTTAGAAAACGAAACAGGTGATTTATACATCATCAATGATACTAACGATAAAGATATAATATTTCAATCAGATGATGGGTCTGGTGGACTCGCAACATACCTTACTATAGATGGTAGTGCATCAACAATAGAAGCAGCTAAAGCAACAAATTTTGCTTCTGCAGTTAATATTGATGCAACTACACAATCAACATCTAAAACTACTGGAGCATTAATAGTAGATGGGGGTGTAGGTATCGCAAAAACACTTCAAGTTGGAGAAGATGTTGTAGCATATGCATCATCTGATAAAAGATACAAAGATAATATAATACACATATCAAATGCGAATCAAAAAATAAAACAATTAAATGGATATGAGTTTGATTGGAATGATAAGCATGAAATATATAAAGGAACGCATGATATTGGTGTAATTGCACAAGAGGTAGAAAAAGTATTACCTGAAATTGTAACTACAAGAGATAATGGATATAAAGCAGTTCAGTATGAAAAAATTGTAGCACTTCTTATAGAATCAAATAAAGAATTAATCAATAAGGTAGAGGATTTAGAAAATAGAATCAACTATTTAGAGGAGGATTCAACAGTAATAAAAGGCATAGATTAATGTACGATGTTTATTATACTACAGGCGGAGGGCCTTGGGTAAACGCTGGTACTGATATGTGGGTTAATGATTTCTTAGAATTAATTGTACCACATTTAAAAGTTACACCAAAGCTTCTTATACATAGAACAAAACCCAAAGGATTCGAAGATTATAAATTTCCAATAGAAACTCATTGGCAAGGAGAAAATGTTGGTGAATTTGAAGAATTATGTAATGGTGCTAGAAGAATAAATATATTGCATGGTCATTATACACCAATGAAAGCAATAGTAAATAATAAGAAAAAAATTCATTCAAATGTACTACATAATTCAGTAGACCATATTTTGAAATCACAAGTTGGTACAGATGCTGGAATAGGTTGGCATCCTTGGGTAGATTCAGCATGGGAACAAAAAATTAATAAATGGGCGAAACATTCTTTATGGGTTGGGTTATTTGATATTTTAATTCCAAATGAAAAATTACCAAACTTTTATGAATTTAAACATAATCTTCCATTAAGTAAATCTAACAAATTAGGATTTGCTGCTAGATGTGAGGGAAGAAAAAATCCACATTATTTAGATGGATTGGAATCTCTTGTATTTACAAATTCTTTTGAATTTAATTTATTTTGGAAAAATGGTGTTAAACTTAATTTAGATAAAGCAAAGATTTATCATTATTATAGTAACTTTAAAGAAAAGTTTTATGGAATGGATTGGGGTATATCTCATTCTGCATTTACATATGAACCATTTGGATATGGTATATTTGAGGCAGTAGATAGAGGAAAGTTACCAATTTTACATACATCTTGGTGTAAAGATTTTAAATATCCATATAAAGTTTCTAATAAAAAAGAATTTACAGATATTTATACAAAGATATGTAATGATTCATATGAAACTAAAAATCATTGGTTTAATACTATAAAAAAGTATATGATTGATAATTATTCAGATAAACAATTATGGATTAGTTCATTATTAAATATTTATAACATATAGGGAAACTAATATGGCAACATTAGCAACGGGAAATACATTATCATTAAATAGTTTAGCAACAGCTACAAATCAAAGTTCAAAAACATTGGGTACTTGTGCTGGTAGTACAGCAACTCCAATATCAATGTCAGCATTTGCTATAGATGCGGTGAGTTCAATAAATGGATATACTTATGTAGTTGAAAGTACAGCAGAAGATTATTCTGTAGTATTTAGTGGGTCTGGAGATAGCCATACAGGTAGATTTATAAAAATAGCTGAACAGAAAAAAAATTATGATTGGTCAATATCTTCTTCTGGAACTACATATTTCACATCAGCATCTTATGATGCAGCAGGAGCTGCTAGTGGTTCTATAACTATTACTGCTGGAGATATGACAAATGCAGGAAGTCAAACTCAATTAGTGGGAGCTCAATCTCATACACTTTCTGTAAAATTCGCAGATGGGTTTAATGACCATATAGGAGCAGGAAACAAATATAATACAGCAGTTTCAAAAACAATATATTCGGTAGATTCATATGATGGTAATGCAGCTGCATTATGTTTAATATCCGAATCACCTATAATAAAAGCAGATGGAAATGTAGTTGAGGTTGGAGACTTAAATGAAGGTGATGAATTAAAAGGATATGCATTAGCTGGATTATCAGAAGATTCAGATGGTGATTTCTTAGAATGGGAATCTGATACAATAGGTGAAACTCAAAAAAATGTAAAAGTAGTAAATGTAACTTACTCTTTTAGTAGCAAAATATACAACATTAATAATGGTGAAATAAAAGGTACATCTGAACACCCAATGTTAATAAAAGATAAATCAGATGGAAAATATAGATTTAAAGAATTAGTTAGGCTAGAGATTGGTGATTATTTAATTCAAGAAATAAATAATGTATTAACTGAAAAAGAAATCACTTCAATAGAAATAGAAACTGATGAAGTAGAAATTGTATCGTTGGATGTAGAAGTACAAGATACATATTTAGTTAATGGATATGTAACTCACAATAAAGGTGGAAATTCTCATACTGATTTAACTGCACCAGATGCACCATCATCATTAGCATTTAATTCAGGAACAGATGTTCTTAGTTGGACAGCACCATCATCAACGGGTACAGGCGGAATTACCGCATATGATTACCAAATTGATAACAATAGTGGCTTTGATTCAACAATAGCTTCTGTAACTGGGCATACTTCAACTAGTATTAGTAGTGTTAGTGGTATAAGTGGTATAGGAACAGGAACTAGATATCTTAGAGTAAGAGCTTATGACCAAGGTTTAGCAAGTGATTGGAGTTCAACTTTGACCTTTACTATAAGTGCATAAAAATATTTCGTTTTGAAAAAAACTATATATTTATATATATAATAATGTTACATTAAATTTTACAAAAAAATGGCAAAAGAAAAAGTACAAAAGTTTACAAAAGAAGAGATGGATTCAATATCTGAAATCAGAAATGAAGCATCACAAATTTTTGCTCAATTAGGTCAAATACATATTCAAAGAAGGAATGTAATGGCTGAGATTGAACAAAGAGAACTTGAAAATGAACAAAGGCATGATGCTTTAGTTCAAAAAGAGAGTGAGTTATATAAATCTCTCAATGAAAAATATGGGGATGGTAATTTAAACCCTATAGATGGAACATTTACCCCAACAGAAGTTGAGAAAAAATAACTTTTTAGAATTTTATTTAATACTTATATGTGTATAATATTACATTATCACTAAAGGAGAACAAAAAATGGCAGAAAAAATCGTATCACCTGGCGTATTTACAAGAGAAAATGATTTATCATTTATTTCGCAAGGAATAGGTGAGATAGGTGCAGCAATTATAGGACCTTTTAAGAAAGGACCTGCATTCGTACCAACAATCGTAAATACCCAATCAGAATTTGAAGAAATTTTCGGTACACCTGATGGAACTTACTATACAGGATATACCGTACAAAACTATTTAAGAGAAGCAGGAACTGTAACAATTGTTAAAGTAGGACATTTAGGAGGATATACTATGGTTGACCCAGTGGGTATCGTAGTATCTGGTTCTAAAGATGCAGCAGCTACCACTGGTAGTGCTGGAGCTAGAACATTAGTAGGTACACTATTTTGTACTGAAAATGGAACGGAATCAACTGGATTCCCATCAACTACTAACACAATTGAATGTCAGTTATCTTCTTCTACTTTTAATATTAGTGGTTCACAATTAGGAACAGCAGTATCCGCATCGGTAGTTCCAGCATCTGGTAGCGATATCAGAGATATATTTGGTAATTCACCGCTTGGAAGTAAAAATGCATATGTTTATCAATACTTTGAAAACAATGCTACAGCACACGCTAACTATTTTATAGATAGTGGTTCATCTGTAGAGTTTGTATCTTTAGCAGACCAAGACTTGAATGTTGATACTCAAAGAGCAACTACACCTTATATTAAATCACAACTAATATCAGGTCAGAGACACAATCTATTTAGATTTAACACTATTGCACATGGTACAGATACGAACCAAACGTGTAAAATTTCAATATTTAATGTTAAACCTGCTGGAAGTTCAGCAGCTACAGATTACGCAACATTCTCAGTTGCAATTAGAAAGTTCTCAGATACAGATAAAAGAAAGAATGTTTTAGAAACATTTAATAATGTAAACTTAGACCCAGCTTCACCACAATACATTAAAAAAGTAATTGGTGATACATATATAACAATCGATTCAGATGGTAAGCAAACAATAACTGGAGATTATGCAAATAACTCCGCTTATGTTTATGTTGAGTGTGTTGCAGAAGGAGCATTCCCAATAACATCAGCACCATTTGGACATGGAGAATATACAAACCCAATTAATATTAGTGGTACAGCAACATCAGCAGAAGAAGATTTAGTACCTGCAGTAATAATGAGCACTGGTTCAGATGCAAATACTGCTAGTTCTAAAGTTAATTATTCTGGTATAGATGTTACAACATCTACTGTAAAGATTGATAATAAGAATTACTTAGCACCAATTCCAACATCAGCAGGAACTGGTTCAAACAAAGTATTCGCATTTGACTCAACAGTAACAGTAAATGGTAGTACATATGCATATGCATATGAGATGACTGGTTCAGCAGCTGTTGATATAGCTAAGAGACAGTTTACTGTATGTTTCCAAAGTGGATATGACGGAGTATCACCTACTATAAGAAAGAAATTAGGTTCAGATATTACCGCTGGTAACTCACAAGGATTTAATTTAACAAATTCGACAAGTAGTGGTTCAGTTGCATATGTTAAAGCAATTAACTCAATCTCTAACCCTGATGATTATGATATTAACTTAATATCAGCACCAGGTGTTATTCGTAGATTACACTCTTATGTGTTTGATAAAATTACTGATACATGTGAGGATAGAGCAGATGCATTCTTCATCGGAGATACAAATGCACATAGTGATACTATAGCACAAGCAACAACTCAGGCAGATGCAGTAGATTCTAACTATGTTGGTACTTATTATCCTTGGGTTAAAACAATTGATATTAATACTAATAAATTAACTGCAGTACCACCATCAGTATTGATGCCAGGTATTTACGCAGCTAACGATAGAATCGCAGCCGAATGGTTCGCACCTGCTGGATTAAACAGAGGTGGAATTGTGGGAGCAATTTCTGTATTAAACAGATTAACGCACGCTGAGAGAGATACACTTTATGAAGGTAAGGTTAATCCAATCGCATCATTCCCTGGAGAAGGAATTGTAGCATTTGGACAAAAAAC